CCCGTACTCTATGAGCAGGAAGTCCATTATCCGGCCAAGTCTGGCCTCGCCCCGGTAATGCAAACAACTGGACAGTTGATGGGAAGTACTTTAAGTTTCCCAATCCTGTGTGTTGTTAACCTTGTCGCGTATTGGCGAGCCCTCGAAAAATATCTTGGTCGAGAGATCGACGTTCGAGACTTACCGGTTTTGGTTAATGGGGATGACATCCTGTTCCGAGCCGATGATGATCTATATGACCTTTGGAAGAATGAGATTCGTGATGTTGGTTTTGAGCTCTCACTGGGGAAGAACTACATCCATGAGCACTTTTTGACTGTGAATTCACAGTTATATAGTGATCTGGGTGGAGAACTTCGTCATTTGGGATGCTTAAATGCAGGACTTCTCACCGGTCAAAGTAAAATAACCGGGAGGGATACCGCACGCTTAGCTCCCATTTGGGACTACTACAACGAAGTGGTACATAACGCGATTAACCCTGAAAGGGCGCATCGGCGGTTTATGCACTATCATCGTAGCACTATAAAGGAGATCTCAGTGTTGAAAACCAGGAACCCTAGTTGGCAAGACGGCAGCACTTCTGATCGAACAGTTAGCACTACTTTTAACTTGTTCTTACCTTTTGAGCGTGGTGGTTTGGGCTTCATACCTTTCCCAGGAATGAAAGTCCGGCTGACTCGATTTCAGAGGCGTTACGCCTCGTATCTTGAGTCGGCTTTCCTTTCTAACCCAGAGAAGATTCCAAAGATTGCTCTTGTGTCAAAAAGAACACAACACAAGACAACCTATTATCACGAACCCCGATGGATTGTGGGACCTAAGATCGGTCCACAGCAACAATTTGTTAGTATACCCGAAGATAGAGAAGTCTGGACTCCCCCACTTGCACTGGCTGGTGAGATCGAGAGACCTGAGATGGTGGCACGTTTACCGTACCGTCAACTTAAGGACTTTCGTTCTAAAACCCGGCCACAAATGGCGGATAAAGACATCTTTACTTTCGGATGGCAACTGCTAGAGCAGCACTTCCCTGAAGAGAATCTCACAGAATACCAAAGTGAAAATAATAAAAATTATAAAAATAATACTTTGGTTGAGTTTCTCGAAAGGTAAAGTGTAGGTAGTTATGTAGTTAAGGAACCAAAACGGTATATTTCCGTACTAAGGGTAGTTAGAATGTTGGTGGGATTTAAAAATCCATAATTCCAACCGTCTGCCTGGAATGTCGACAGACTGCACGGTTCCGTGACTGGTATTTGGGGGTTGAAAGTTGATGGGCTAGGAGACCTAAGTCGTCACACTGACGTCGTTGATTTATCCGACGGTCAGGAGACCTTACTTAAAGTATCTCTGTATCCGCATCATACCCAGACCAAATATTGGCTCATTCTACATAATGGACAGTCGCTCTTATAGTCACAGAGGCAGTACCTACAAATGACAAATAATACTAACAACAAGAAGAAGAATAACGGACAACAGTCCAAATCGCGTAAGGGAAACCCCGTATCCTTTATGCCACGGATGACAGGAAGCTCACCTATGACCGGTCGGCAACGTGTTTTCGACGGTAAAGATATTATCTCTACCTCGGTAACCGGTGTCACGACTTTTGGTCTAGATGACTTTCTTATCAATCCAAGACTCCCAACATTTCCGGGAGCCGCACTTATAGCTCAACGCTACGATATGTACCAATTTGAATCGCTTGAATTCCGTTGGCACCCAACGACGGCTGTGACTACAACACCTGGTGTTGTCTTCATGGCCTGGGAGCCTAACGCGAACCATGCTGATCTAAATGCTACAATATCTGTTATCAATGCC